TGAACAACTCATGCCAGACTTCGGCACCAACCTTGCTGACCATATGGATGAGCGGGATCTTGGCGCTCTCGGCAATGAACTCATTGGTGATTTTGAATCTGACAGCCGCTCCCGGCAGGATTGGGAAGACACTTACAAAAAGGGGTTAGATCTTCTTGGCTTGAAGATCGAAGACCGCTCCTCCCCATGGCCGGGTGCCTGTGGGGTATTTCATCCGATTTTGGCTGAAGCTGCGGTGCGGTTTCAGTCTCAGGCTATCATGGAGACCTTTCCGGCTGGCGGTCCGGTTAAGACCAAGATTGTCGGGCGTTTAACGCCGGAGCGTGAGCGTCAGGCACAGCGGGTCAAAGAAGACCTGAACTACATGATGACCGAGAGGATGACCGAGTACCGGAATGAGCATGAGCGTATGCTGTTTGCTCTTCCTCTCGCAGGCGCGGCATTCAAGAAGGTCTACTTCGATCCGACCCTTGGTCGTCCCACCTCGGTCTATGTGCCAGCGGAAGACTTTGTCGCGCCTTATGGCGCCACTGATCTTCAGACCGCCACCCGCTACACCCACATCATGCGGAAGCATCCCAACGAAATCCGCAAGCTACAGGTGATGGGTTTCTATCGGGATATTGATCTTTCTACCCCGGTCCCAGACCGGAATGAAATCCAGCGAGCAAAGGATAAACTCTCTGGAGAAGAACTCACGGATATGGATGACCGCCATATCCTTCTCGAAATGCATGTTGATCTTGATCTTCCTGGCTATGAAGATGTTGGCAAGGACGGCGAAGAGACTGGGATTGCATTGCCGTATGTGGTTACCGTTGAGAAATCCACGGGTAAGGTTCTCTCAATCTACCGCAACTGGAAGCAAGACGATCAGTTCAAGATCAAGCGTCAGCACTTCGTGCAGTATGGGTATATCCCTGGGTTTGGGTTCTACCCGTTTGGCTTGATTCACCTGATTGGTGGTATTGCCAAATCCGCGACCTCAATCCTCCGTCAGCTTGTTGATGCTGGCACCCTCTCTAACCTCCCGGCGGGTCTCAAGGCCCGTGGTCTTCGCATTAAGGGCGACAGCACCCCGCTGATGCCGGGCGAGTTCCGGGATGTGGATGTGCCGTCCGGGGCGATTAAGGACAGCATCACCTTCCTCCCATACAAGGAACCATCTCAGGTTCTTGCCACCCTCCTGGGTGGCTTGGTTGAGGAGGGTCGGCGGTTTGCTTCTATTGCGGATCTTCAGATTGGTGATGCCAATCAGAACGCTCCTGTCGGCACCACCCTGGCGCTTATGGAACGCGCCATGAAGGTGATGTCGGCGGTTCAGGCCCGGCTCCATGCCTCAATGAAGCAGGAGCTTGATCTGCTGGTGGATATCATCCGCACCCATATGGAAGGTCCATACGAGTACGAGACCGATATGGATGCCACCCGCACGGATGATTACGATGGGCGGATTGATGTAATCCCCGTCACTGATCCAAATGCGGCGTCCCTGTCTCAGCGCGTGGTGCAGTATCAGGCGGCACTTCAACTCGCACAGCAGGCACCCCAGATGTATGACCTGCCTGAGTTGCACAGGCAGATGCTTCTGGTTCTGGGTATTCAGGATCCAGGCAAGATCATCCCAGATCAGAATGACAAGAAGCCCATGGATCCCGTTTCGGAAAACATGGCCATTCTCTCTGGCAAGCCCGTCAAAGCGTTCCTGTATCAGGATCACGAGGCACATATCCAAGTTCATATGTCAGCCATGCAGGATCCCAAGATCATGCAGTTGGTTGGTCAGTCCCCCATGGCGAGCCAGATCCAGGCCGCTGCCATGGCACACATCAATGAACACATTGGCTTCCAGTATCGCAAAGAGATTGAGAAGCAGCTTGGCGTTGAGCTTCCCCCGCCAGATGAAGAACTGCCAGCAGACATCGAGGTTCAACTCTCCAAGCTCATGTCTGATGCTGCGGCTCGCCTCCTCCAGAAGGATCAGGCCGAGGCTCAGCAACAGCAGATCCAGCAGAAGATGCAAGATCCTGTTGTTCAAGCCCAGATGCAAGATCTCCAGATCAAGCAGCAGGAAGTTCAGCGTAAAGCCATGAAGGATCAAGAAGACCTTCGGCTTAAGGAACAGCAGCAAGAAATTGAACTTGAGCGTATTAAATCTCAAGAACGTATTGCTGGTGTGAATGCCGGAATTAAGGCTGCATCGCAGAAACAAACCAATGATCAGCGCGGTGATTATGACGCTGCGAAAATAAAGCTTGACGCATTCAAGGCTGGCGTTGATCTTATGAGGAATCGTTAATGGCTATCGTCACTGACAATGTTCTGGATTATCTGCGGTCAAAGATCAGGACAATCATGAATGATTGTGCCGATCATATTGCCACCGGATCTGCTGCTGATTGGGCAGATTACAGGTATCTTGTTGGTATCATTGAGGGTTTGGCGAAAGCCGAAAGGGAATTGCTCGATCTGAATGAGAAACTGAAAGAGCAAGAGTAATCGCCCATTGTGGGTGCTGGGTATCGCACGACCCTGACAGTGCGCCAAAGGATGAATATGCTAAACGTAGATATTAAAATGCCTGAAGGAGAAGTCCGAGGAGCCAAGCAGCTTCCGGAACCCAAGGGTTTTAAGATGTTGATTGCGCTTCCAGTTCTGGAAGAACAGACCGATGGCGGCATTTATCTGCCGGATCAGGTGCGTACCAATGAGTCCCTTGCCACTGTGGTAGGGTTTGTCCTGAAGTTGGGTGACCTCGCCTATCAGGATGAAAAGAAGTTCCCCAACGGACCTTGGTGCAAAGAGGGCGATTGGGTTGTCTTCCGTGCATACAGCGGCACCCGGATCAAGATCCATGGCCGTGAGTTCCGTTTGATCAATGACGACACCGTGGAAGCGGTTGTTGAAGATCCTCGGGGAGTTTCACGCGCATGAGCGAGACCCAGAACGAAGATAAAGAGTTCGAGGTTGAAGTGGTGGACGACACCCCTGAACAAGACCGGGGCAAGTATGTCGCACCAGAAAAGACCGAGAGCGATGAAGATATCTCTGTCAACGATGATGAGATCTCCCATTACAAGGAAGATGTTCAGCGTCGAATTAAGGAGATGTCCTTCAAGACCCACGCTGAGCGGCGGGCTAAAGAAGCTGCGGCCAAGGAGCGGGATGAAGCTCTAAGGTTTGCGGAAAAGCTTGCCGAAGAAAACAAGCGTTTCCGTCAGTTGGCTGGCAACACCGAGAAGTTCGCCGTTGATCAGGCCAAGACACGGGCTGAATCCGAAATCAACGCCACCAAGCGGATGATGAAGGAAGCCTGGGAAGCTGGTGAAACCGACAAGTTCATTGAACAACAGGAACGCCTACAGCGTTTGGTCAATGAGCATGAGCGGTATTCCACCTATGTGCCGCCAGCCTATGAAGAAACCAAGTATGAAGCACCCAAGCGTCAGCCTCAGCCTGACAGCAAGGCTGTTTCTTGGGCATCTCAGAACCAGTGGTTTGAAGCCAATGGTGAGCTTGAGAAAGAAATGACGGGTTATGCTTACGCAGTCAGTGACATGCTGATCCGCGATAAGCGCATTGACCCGACAAGCGATCAGTACTTCGATGAGATCAACAAGCGTGTTCAAAAGCGCTTCCCGGAGTACTTCAAATCTCCTGAGCCGGAAATTGACGTGACGGCCAAGGCCTCGACTGTTGTGGCACCCGCAAGCAGGACCACAAGGACAGTCAGCAAAGTACGTCTAACCTCAACCCAGGTATCCCTGGCGCGCCGTTTCGGCTTAACACCAGAGCAATATGTTGCTCAGTACATGAAGGATTACGGTTCAAATGGTTGACCGCACCCCCCGCGACCTTGAGACCCGAGACCAAGAGTATCGGCCCACCTCATGGAAGCCCCCTTCGATCCTTCCTGATCCTAAGCCTGAGCCTGGATATGTCTATCGCTGGGTCCGTACATCTATGATGAACAATGCGGACAACACCAATGTCAGCAAACAGCTACGCGAAGGCTATGTGCCTGTTCGTGCTGAGGATCATCCTGAGCTTATGCTGTACAGCAACCAAGACGGACGCTTCAAAGGCAATGTCGAGGTTGGTGGTCTCCTTCTCTGCAAAATCCCGGAACACATGGCCAAGCAACGCGAGGCCTATTACGGGAATATGGCGCAGCAGCAGATGGAGAGCGTGGACAACAACCTTATGCGCGAGAACGATCCGAGGATGCCGCTGCTGAAACCAGAGCGTTCCTCTCGGACCACGTTTGGCCGTGGGCCAAGGGAGTAATCTCTTGGCCTTTATCCTCAACCAAATCCTAGAAAGGTAACGGAAGATGGCTGCTACGCTTGCTCCGTACGGGCTTCGCCCGATTAACCTGCTGGGTGGTCAAGGGTATGCTGGCTCGACTCGCCTTTACGCGATTCCTGCTAGCTACTCTGTGAGCATCCAGTACGGTGATCCGGTGATCATCACCAACACGGGTTCTTCCCGTGGTTATCTGGCGCGCTTCAACGCGACCACCACTGCCACGACTATCACCTCTACGGGTGGCGGCTTTGGTTTTGTTGGCGTGTTTGTGGGCTGCACGTTCACTGACTCGACCTACGGGAAGGTGTTCCGTCAGAACTACACCTCTGGCAACACTGCCTCTGACATCCAAGGCTATGTCGTGGATGACCCGGATGCGCTGTTCCAGATCCAGGCTGACGATACCCTCGCGCAAACGGCTCTGGGCTGCAATGCAGCTCTGATCCAGACGGTTGCTGGTAACTCCGGCGCCAACATCAACTCCGGTGTTGCGCTTGACGCCTCCAGCATCGCTACCACCAACACTCTGCCAGTTCGTATTGTTGATTTTGTCAACAGCACGACCAGCAGCATTGGTGATGCGTACACCGATGTCATCGTGCGTATCAACACGCACTTCCACCGCACTGGCAATACCGGCTCCGCCGGGACCGCCGCGTCGTAAAGGAGGCTGTGACCTATGGCTATTAGTCGCGCACAGCTACTCAAGGAACTGCTTCCGGGTCTGAACGCTCTGTTCGGTCTGGAATACAAGCGGTACGCTGAGGAGCATAAGGAAATCTACGAGACCGAAAACTCGGAGCGTTCCTTTGAAGAAGAAGTGAAGCTGTCTGGCTTCGCTGCTGCCCCGGTCAAGAACGAAGGCGCCGCGATTGCGTATGATAACGGCCAGGAAGCCTGGACCGCCCGTTATACGCATGAAACGATTGCGTATGGGTTCTCCATCACTGAAGAAGCGATGGAAGATAACCTGTATGACAGCCTGTCTGCCCGTTACACCAAGGCGCTCGCGCGCTCCATGGCGTACACGAAGCAGGTCAAGGCGGCGTATCCGCTGAACAACGGCTTCACCAGCTACAACTCTGGTGACGGCGTGACCCTGTTTAGCACGGCGCACCCGCTGGTGTCCGGTGGCTACAACAGCAACCGTCCTGCCACCGCTTCTGACCTGAATGAAACCTCCCTTGAGGCGGCTGTCATTCAGATTGCGGCGTGGACGGATGAACGTGGTCTGCTCATCGCGGCTCGCCCGCGCAAGCTGATCATTCCGCCTGCGAATATGTTCGTTGCCACCCGCTTGCTGGAAACGGAACTCCGTACTGGCACGGCTGATAACGACATCAACGCGATCAAGTCTAACGGGTCCATCCCGGAAGGCTACACGGTCAACCACTTCTTGACCGACCCGAATGCGTGGTTCCTGACCACGGATGTTCCCAACGGCATGAAGCACTTCGTGCGCTCCCCGCTGGCTACCTCCATGGACGGCGACTTCGACACGGGCAACGCCCGCTATAAGGCTCGTGAGCGTTATAGCTTCGGTGTGTCCGATCCGCTCGGGATCTTTGGCTCGCCGGGTTCAACCTGACGGCTGGGACAGGGGGAGAAATCCCCCTGTCTTCTAAACATTTCACTTGCGGGAATGCTTTGAAGACAGGCATAATGTCCATGCCACCGGGGTAATCCGGTCCTACTGACTGTCCCGGCAGATCAGCACAAACAGTAGGGCCTTAATGTGCGGGAATTATTTCCATGGCATTCAGTACGTTCTCCGGTCCTATTCGTTCCGGCACCATCCGCGAAGGCGCGGCCCGCAACACGGGTCTTGTGGTTCTCGCTCAGTCCTACAACAGCGGTGACTTGACCGGGGATGTAGTCGGCAACGCTGACACGCTGGCTTTCCGTATCCCGCAAGGGTCTCAAATCATTGACATTGTTGTGGATCAGACGGTTGCAGCTACCGCTGGTACCACCACGGTTTCTGTTGGCAGCACCTCTGGTGGCGCAGAACTGATGGCAGCAATTGCCACCACGGCTGGCGGGCGTTTCCGTGGCACTGCCACTGCTTCTACGCAGGCTGCTTGGCAAACCTCCACATCCGCTGACACCACGGTTTATGTGCGCGTTGCGGTTGGCACTGCCACCCTCACGGCTGGTCAGTTCTATGTGACGGTCTCCTACATTCAGCGGGCATCCAACGGCGCTCAGAATCCCACCAGCGCCTAATAGCTAAGGAGGGTTCTGCGTCATGCAGACAGATATTCTTGCAAGCGCCGTCAGGACAAGTGACGGCGTGATGAACGACCAAGCGGGTAATGCCATTGGTCGGTGCCGTGTGAAGGCAATTTATATTGCTCCTGCGGCTGGTGCTGGTAGTGTTGTCCTGAAGGATGGCTCCTCTGGAGGGGCAACCAAAGTCACGATCAACACAATCGCCAGTTCCACAAGCACGAACTATGTCCTTCTCCCAGGTGAGGGGCTTTTGTTCCAATCGGGGGTTTATGCCGACATCACCGATATAGCATCTGTGATGGTGTTCTATGGCTAAGACCCCAGCTTGGCAGCGCAAGGAAGGGAAGAGCAAACTTGGCGGATTGAATGCCAAGGGTCGGGCTTCTTACAACAGGGCCAACCCAGGGAAACCTGGGTTGAAGCCACCGCAACCCGAGGGTGGACCAAGGCGAGATAGCTTCTGCGCTAGGTCTGATGGGCAGCGTAAAATGCACAACATTAGTTGTTCTGAGACGCCTAAAAAGCCCATTTGTAAAGCGCGCCGTAGATGGGAGTGCTGACATGACTGACACTCATGAAGCGGCAAAGAATGTGGTGGATGCCCTTTCAATAGGGACCGTGGTGGCTACATTGGCTGGCATTCTACCTAGCATTGCTGCGATCTTCACGATTGTTTGGACCGTTATACGCATCTATGAGACCGATACGGTTCAGAAGCTTCTAGGGAAGAAGACCTTCCCCAAGATCAGCCCGGATTAAAGCTATGTCAGACGCAGCCAAGCAGGCTCAAATGTCTGAACAGATGGCAGCTAATGCCTCTAAAGGCGCCTTGATTGAAAAGGTCGTCTTCGCTGCCGTTCCTATTCTATTCTCCTGTGTGGTTTATCTGATGACATCTTTGTCGTCAGCCAATCAGGAAATCACCATTCTAAAATCTCGTGTAGCAGTGGTGGTAACGCAGGATAACCGTGCTATCCCGCCTCAAGGCACCACGATTGATATGGCTCAGATCCGGGAGCAGCTATCTTCTCGGATTGATCAAGTCGAGCGGGATGCAGCTATTGCCCGTGGCAACATGACCCTGGACCGCGAGAAATCCATGGCGGGTATTGAACGGAGTAGATTGGAGATGGCGGCTGACGCCGCTGCTGCCCGCGCCTCCATCCGTGCCGATCTGACCCGTATGATTAGTGAGCTTGAGCGGCGCGTTGCGCTACTGGAGAGCCGTGGTGGAAACGCTACTCAACCTCGTTAAGACGGTTGCCCCGTCCATTGCCACCGCCGTTGGCGGTCCTTTGGCCGGTATGGCAACCCGCGCCATCTCAGAAGCCCTTCTAGGTAAGCCTGACGGCACCGAGGATGAGCTTGTTGAGGCTGCTTCTAAAGCCACACCAGAACAGCTTCTGGCGCTGAAACAAGCTGAGAATGAGTTTGCGGTCAAAATGCGCGAGTTGGATATTGATCTTGAGCGCATTGCCAATGCTGACCGCGATAGCGCACGGAACCGTGAAATCGCCACGAAGGATTGGACGCCTCGTATCTTAGCTGGGCTAATTACAGCCGGGTATTTCGGGGTTCTATTCTATATGCTGACCCATGGCCTCCCCACGACAGGTGGGTCCGAGGCTATGCTGGTTATGCTTGGCACTCTTGGCACTGCCTGGGGTGGTGTTGTCGCCTATTACTTTGGTTCTTCTGCTGGCAGTAAAGAGAAGACTGAAGCCATGAATAAGATGGTGCGGAAATGAAAAGCAACTTTGAGCAATGCCTTGAGTTTGTCCTGCACCACGAGGGGTTGTGGTCCGACGATCCGCGAGATCCGGGCGGCGCCACTATGAAAGGCGTGACCCTGGCGGTTTATAGGGAATACCTTGGCCGGGATGCCAGCAAGGATGAACTGCGGAACATTCCAGACAAGCATCTTATGGACCTCTATAGGACTCGGTATTGGGATAAGGCTAGGTGTGATGACCTGGGTGCCGGGCTTGATCTGGTGGTGTTTGACCTTGCCGTGAATGGTGGCGTGGGTCGCGCGGCCAAGATCCTTCAGCGTTGCGTTGGGGCAGTAGAAGACGGAGCTATTGGCCCGAAGACCATGGCTTTGGTTACGCAAGTACCAGTGAAGCAGATGATAATTCGCTTCTCTGAACAGCGCCGTTTGTTCTATAAAGGGCTGAAAGCCTTTGAGACATTTGGGCGTGGCTGGCTTCGTCGCACTGATGAATGTGAATCCAAAGCCTTTGAAATGACAGGAGATTGATCATGAACGGTATGAAGAAGCCCAAGATGCCAAAGATGACACCCGATATGGGTGGCGCGGCTATGCCCAAGTTTGGCTCTCGCGCCATGCGTCCTGGCGGAATGAAGAAGGGCGGCAAGGTTCCCATGGAGAAGTGGGAGCATTCTGCTGCTGATCTTGCCCAGGACAAGAAGCTGGCCAAGAAGCGCGGCATGTCCATGGAAGCCTGGGAGAAGTCTGCTGCTGACAAGAAGCATGACACTCAGCAATCCATGAAGGGCCTGAAGAAGGGCGGCATGGCAAAGATGGCTCGTGGTGGTGGTGTTGAAACCAAGGGCAAGACCAAAGGGAAATTCATTTAATGGCTGATGATATCATGCCAGAAGAGGCAGGAAGGCGCCGGGCTTTAGGTGAAGCCATCCGGCGCAATCTGCTTCGCTCCCAAGAGCTTAATGCAGCCCGCCAAGGGGCCGCTATGCTTCGTGGCGCTGCTCAAGCCAATCTGCCTGGGGCTGCTGCTGCTGGCGCTTATTTGGGCCGCAGGGAGGCTCGTAGCTCCGCTCTCGCACCCTTTGAAGAAGAGGGTCGTATTGCGCTTGAGGAAGACCGTGCAGCCCGAGCCATTAACCTCGCAGCCCGTGGCAGGGCTATGCCGGGGGTTGGTGAAGGTGGCACCCTTCAAGATCTTCGTATGGCTCCCCCAGATGAGATGGCTGCTGCTACATCTCGCTTGCGTGGCACCCGCACACGGAACCA